TTGAAGGGGCATTTGAGAAAAAAGCTTACAAGCGAGTGCGGGCTGAAAAACCCGAAGATGAGGAAATACTTGAAACTGAAGTTCTTGAAGAAGATCCCGTAATTATAAATGGCGAAGACTCGAGTGCTATTGAATCGTTTCTATCCGAAATGACTGAAGACGATATTGATGACGACTTGGAAGTAGACTACGAAGGTAAAGAAAGAAACAAATTCAGCATGGACAATGCCACTTTTGGTGGGGATTCTGAAGAAGAATCCGAAGAAGCCTATGAAGACGATGGTGAACTCGCTTCCGTGATGGGGGATGAGACAGAAGATGAATTTGAAGAGAGTGTAGAAAAAGCTGAAGAGGCTCTAGAAGACATTGGTGAAGTTATGGATGACCTTGGGGATGCTCTCAACGAGATTTCCAAATTTCTATAGGAGATATTATGCGAGTATGGGCTAAAATAGACATTAAAGCCGGAGAAAAGTTAGCAAATCTCTATGAAGTTGGAGATGCTGTAGAACTTGAAACCGGAGAGAATGCTTCAGTTATAAACATAGATGAAGCGGAAGGCTTTGTAGAACTGGATATGGAAGACACCGGAACTCCATCGGGTGTTGAGCAGATGACCTATAGACTTCCAGACGAGGAAGTTCCAATTAAAAAGGTGTGACACATGGGAAATCGTAGCATAGCAGATGCAATTGTAAATCAGGTAAGGAACAATGTGAGTTATCCAAGTGCGGATAGATTACTCAAGCATACACATTATCCTAACGAGGACGTGTATGAATACGAGTTAGTATTTTTACACGGGGCTACAAACAGCTATGCATATTTTTTATTATTTGTTTCCCTAGATGGGGAGCGACTATTAAAGTACACGATAACAGATAGGCTCATGAACAGCTATCCTTCTCTTTCAGATGACATACTTATGGATCATTTTTCTACGAGAGATGATCGGCAAATATATTATAGAAATCTGTTTTACGTTGCCGTGAAGCCATAGGAGATAAGTATTAATGGGAAAAAATAAAAACAAAATAAATGCAAAAACCCCTAAGTCTGTTAAAAGGTCTGCGGGTAAATCGGGAGGCTTCAGCAAGAAGGCATATTCTCTCTCCACGGGTACACCCGAATTAAGAGATCCTATATTCAACCCAGAATCTTTTTATTTAGCAAAAGATTTACAGGCTTCAAATAGGTGGATACGTTATTACGACACCTATCATCCGATATTACCAAACAGCTTGGATATTCATGCAACATTTCCGATATCAGATTTCAGCTTCAAGGGAGTAGAAGATCCGTTTATACTAGATTTTTATAATTACGTTAAAGAGGACGTACTTCATTTACTTGATTGGGTTATTTTGGCATCCAGGGAATATGAAGTTCTTGGTGAGGCTTTCAGCTTTTTCGGCTGGGATTCTTACAATGGGTACTTCAACAGTGCAACAATACTCAACCCAGATCTTTTAGAGATCTATCCTTTCGATTGGGAAGGGGGAAGAAAGTACGTTATATCGATGGATATCCCGGAGACATTCGAAATGCTTAGGGACAAGAAAGACCTAGATATGCGATACAGAGGTCTTTGGGACAATCTTGATCCAGTTATTCGCAGATGTGTCGATAATGGCACACCAATTCCCTTATCACCGAACAATGTTTTTGGAATGCAAAGATTGGCTTTTCCCTATGACATACGGGGAACGTCTCAAGTACTCAGGTGCCTCAAGGATCTTATGTACGAGGACAAGTTAAGGGAAGCTCAGATGGCGGTTGCTGACGGGCATATCACTCCCTACCAGATATGGAAAATAGGTAATACTGCACAAGGGTATATTCCTACCGATGCAGAGCTTGATGATTGGAACAGTCTGTTAGAGATGGCTGAACATCAAAACCTTTTCAGGATCGTTACGCATGACTCCGTTTCGTATGAAACAAAGGGAGTCCAAGAAGGTCTTTTGCCAATAACGCCAGAACTGGATAAAATAGAAGACAGGCTCTTAACTGCTCTTTATACATCAAGAGCTTGGACTACGGGGGAAGGTCCTTGTGTTAGTTCGGACACAGAAGTGTTAACCAGAAGGGGTTTTATCAAGTTTCCTCTAGTTACTATGGAAGATGAGATAGCCTCCGTTAATCCCGATACACATGAGATAGAATACTGTAAGCCTAACCAGATTTTGAAATTCAATGTCGAAGGTGACATGTATCATTTCAAAAAATCAAATTTGGATCATTATGTAACTCCAAATCACAGATGTTTCGTAAAACACGTAAATGCAGATAAGTTTGATATAACTTTGGCTGAAAATATTAAGTCCGGGTATCATTTCAAGTGTAGCGTTGCCCCTTTTAAGGGTGACAATCCTGAAACAATTACTATTGGGAGTAAAGAGTATCTTTATCCAGAATATCTTACATTTGCAGCTTTGTATCTATCCGAAGGTAGTGTTGAGTACAATAAGAGTGGTTCTGCATACGGGTTGAGGATTTCTCAAACAAAAATTCACAAGAAAGGGTTAAATCCTTTTTTTGATTCCGTGGAGAAGGCTGTCAAAGCATTTTATCCGGAAGCTGTCTACAACCAATATGGGGATGACGTTAGAGGTTACAAGGGTCGTTTTGAAATAAACAACCAGGATCTGGCAAACCATTTCAAAGATACTTACGGGGTGGGTAGCTCATCTAAATTCATTCCTGATTTTATAAAAAATCTTTCTGGAGACCTGTTAGAATATATGTTGAAGGGGTTCTTTTATGGTGATGGAGGGTTACTTAATAAAGATTGCAATACTGGATCTTTTGAAGTGACTACTGTTTCCAAAAAGTTAGCTGACGACATGCAAGAAATTGCTTTTAAATGCGGGAAAGCCACTAAAATTACTTGTAGAAAGAGAAAGGAACCTAGAAAAGATCTTTATCGGGTTTGTATTTACAATAAAAATATCAGGAGATTTGGTTTAGAGCCTTTAGTTGTTAAAAAAGATATTAAAGTTAATTATTACGAAGGGGATGTTTATTCCTTCGATCTCCCTCCTAATCGGTTGTATGTATCTCGTAGAAATGGTTTAATAACTATTACAGGTAATACATATAGCAATGCTGTAATCGGCTTAAAGGTTCTTGAAGGTAGATACCAAAACAAGCTATACAGAATAGCTTCAATCATTAAACAGCTATACCGGAAGATTGCTATAGCTAATGATTTTTATAAAACAACCGAAGCACAAGTGGCTCATAAAATAAGACCTTCCAGAAACGATCGAGAGTATATGGTTCCACAGATACATTGGGACAACTACTTCTCATTCGCAAAGGACATAGAAAGAGCTAAATTTTACTATGACCTTGCAAAGGCTCACAAGATTTCTTACAAAAGAGTTTTTGAAATACTTGGTCTAGATTATGATGAAGAGAAGAGATTACTATCTGAAGATATGAGTTCAGTTTTCCAAGACGAGATATGGCAATCTAAGATTAACAATCTGGTCAACATGGTGGACGGAAACTCTCCAGTAGGAAAAGGCACACCGACTAATTTTGCCGAGCCTGGGGGCACAGGGAGTGCTGGAGACAGCATGATGGAAGAAGAGGGTATGGATCAAATAAGTGATGCCGGATCTCCTCCATTGCCTGATGTAGAACAACAGATGGGAGAAATATAATGGCATTTAAGGTAAAATGTAAAGGCAAGCCAAAGGAATTAATTACCGGAAGCAAGAAAGTTGTGGCTACTGGTAATGGCAAGACCGAAGAAAAATGGGAAAAAGAAACAGTCGATCTTGAGAAAAAAGAGGGTGACGAATGAGTGTATACGTAAACAAGCCAATGTTTGAAAAAAGAACTGAAGAAGCGATGTATAGCGGTTTAGCTTTTTTTGCGGGGTTTCTACATGGAGTTACTTCTCAGGCAAGGGAGACTGATTTTGATATAATGGATTCAGAAGCTTTCAACGAAACGCCTAATGAAAGCCTTCCGGAAGACGTAAAAAAACAAATGCACAACGCAATAGAGTCTGTATATACCGATACCTACAATAAATATGGCGAACTTAGCAACCCTGCCAGGAGTCATATTAAAAAATCTTTAGAGGAGCGAGAAGTAGGTGTAACTGACGAAGGAATTAACTTTCTTTGGGATGGGTATGTGGAGGCTTTGGGCAAGTAAAAATTGTTATGATGCATCTTTATAGAATAGATGAACGAATTGTGAGGTTTTAGATGTTTTTAGTGAGAGCTTCAGGTAGCAAACCACTTCAAATGATGGACAATTTTACCAGATCAGCTTCAGGGGTAGAGATCCCTATGGATATCAAGAATTTTTTCTATATCCGAAACTGGGCTGTCAGTTCTTTTGAGAAGTGGGGGCTAAATGGTAACGCAGACGGATTTCGTCATGCTGTACTTAAGAAAGACCATCCTACTTTTGATGGAGCCTGGGTCTGTCTAAATCACAAAGCAGATAGCTCGAGGGATTCAATAGGGAAGGTAATGTCTCCTGTCTATACCGAAGATCAATACGTGGAAACGATACTGGCGGTAGATAGAAAACTGGCAGATAAAAGACATCCTCTCCTAGAGAAAGATGTCCGAGAGGGTAGAATAAACGAAACCAGTATGGGCTGCGTTGCTCAATATAGTATTTGCTCTGTATGCGGAAACATAACTGCAAGTGAAGATGATTATTGCGAACATCTTCGGGAAGATAAATTAGGGTTTTCGGGCAAAGGTTCTCAATTTTGGGTCGATGACAAAAAAGTAATAGCCGGAGAACTATATGAAAATGTAATATTTGTAGAAGACTCCATACTTACTGACGAACCCGCAGCAGATATAAACGCTAAAATATTTGATATTGCTGCTGCAAAAGGCAGAGGCACAACCCACTCCAGGATTGCAGGAAGAGACAATCTTTATTATGCAATCAAAGCCACTATAAAAGAAAGGGGCGGGTCTGAGTATTTAGAAAAACTATTAAGCAGTATAGATGAATTATCTTAGGAGGATTTCATGAAAACTAAAAAAACTCCTGTTACTGCACCTAAGAGAAAGGTTGAAGCTTCAAAAAGTACGACTGCTAAAATTGCAGCAGCCAAAAAAACTATTGAAGCCCGCAAACAGGCGAGAGACGAGGAGAAAAAAATTCGTAGAGAATCTTCTCAGAAACGCCTAGAGATCCTTAAAAGGTTTAAGTCACAAGCCGAACTAAAGGGTTTCGACAAGGGTGTAGTCACAGACCTAAAAGCTAGAATCAGAGAAGATGGTGGCGTGTACACGGTCGTTTCTTCAAAAGGAAATCTTAGCTTTAGATTAAAAAAAGACTCTTTTGAAGTAATCAAAAGAATTGCCCAAGGTGGCATGGTTGACGAGAACGGAACTCCTGTTGTGGGCGAAGGTCCAGCAGAGCCAGAAGCTCCAACAAAAGCTGCTCCAGTTCCAGGAGAAGAACCCGCCCCAGAAGCTGCACCAGCAGCCCCAGATGCGGAAATGGGTATGGAAACGGATACAGAAGTCATGCCGGGTGCTGAAGACCACGCAAGAGCTCTTGTTACAGTAAACGACAAGATTGCCGAAATTGAAAAAAGAGATGAAGTAGACAAGATTCTCAAGACCGAACTTGAGTCAGTAAGAAATGAACTTACTGGGGTAGCTGCTGCACTCAGAAAAATGAAAGTATCTGCAAAGAAACAAGAAAAAGTAACTGCGAGTAAATTAGGCAAAGAAGAGCTTAAGGCTATTGCAGCTTTCCTTGGAAAAGCAGATGACTGCTACAAAAACCAAATGACAGGTTTTGAAAGCAAGGCAAGCTTCGCAGACAAAAAAGGACTTACCCATGTAGTGGCAGGTATTCGTTCAAAAACAGATGCTGCTCTTGAAAAAAGTCATGACACAATTGTTGCTTACAAAAAAGAAAAAGCAACAGCAGATGATGTAAGAAATTCTGTAAGAGAAGTAAAAGCTGCTCTTCAGGAATGGCAAGTATTCAAGCAAACTTCCGAGCTTTTTAGAAGTGAAGCTAGATATGCTAATGCATCAAAAGAACAACTCAAAAAAGTGATCGCTGCTACAAATGAATTAGTCGAAGAAGGTCAGATACCTCAAAGTGAATTTGCTGCACAAGCTTTTTCATACCTTGAGCTAAATGAAAAAGAATTTAAGACTGTTCATGCTTCTCTAAAAAGAAGAGCAAATATGTCTGGGGGGGAAACACCAAAAAGAGTTCCTTCAGTACAAAACTTTGCTAGTGGAGATAGTTTAGAAAATATTTTCGAGGACTAATGGTTAAAATAGGTTAAAACAACCAATTGGAGGTAATTATGAGCGAAACAAACAAAACTGGATGCGCTGTACAGTTTCTCGGTGGGTTTAGAGATGGTGAGAGGGCTGCTAGTGCTGCTCTTATGGCTGCGGGCTTCCCTTCAGGTCAGGCTCTTGCTTGGACTGCTGCTGGATGGGCGAAAGCTGCTGCAAATGACTTTATTGCTGTTGCAATGATGGGTCTTGACGATGTTAACATCCAATCTCCTCTTGTAGAGGGAACACAACAAGCGGGACAAACTCCTAATGTTCCTGCTGCTATTGGAACAAACATGGTACACATGGAAGGTTCCAAAGTTAACGGAACTCTTGCAACTCCTTTTCTTGCTACTCCTACAGGTGGTGGTGGTTCTTGGACAGTCGGAGATAAAATTTATCTCGATGGTTCAAATCTTTTTGACAACGCTCCAGTAGCACCAACTGACGTTGCCTATGGTGAAGTTATAGAGATCGTTGGAAACGCTACAGCAGCAACAGCATTAAGAGTGTTGTTTAGACAATAATTGTAAGTGTTAAGTAACTTAAATAAAGGAGTAAGCTATGCCTAAAACACAAAGACCTGCCAAAGACGGCAAAAAGCTTTTAAGAGCCGAAGCAGCTCTTGAAAGAGCGTTGCGTTCAAAGGATGGGATCTCAAGAATCGCTGCTGCGATGACGAATCCTGTCAAAAGAATGCTCGACTACAAAGCAATCGGTAGACAACTTCTAGTCGTGGAGAACAACTACCCTGAAGGAATGCCTTTAGTCTACGATAAGGATCTCGAGCCAATTCCTGCTGTAAAAGTTGGACCAATGGCTACTGCACGCCTAATCGATTGCGCTCCAGAAAGAATGCAACTGGACGAGTTCGAAATCGTTTCAAGGGTAAAAGTTCCTTACAAAGAACTCTACACACGTAGATACAAAGTTCTCAACAGAGGAAAAGAAAGACTAAGTGAAGGTGTTGGTATCAGAGAAGACATCATAATTTTCTCATTGATCGACACAGCTTCTACTTTTGGAGGAACATACGGTAATTCTCCTATTACAGAAGCAACCGCACTTTCAAAAGGATCACTTTCCAGAGCATTTGCACAAATTAAAAACAGACGTTTGATCCCAAAATCTATTCTTGTAAATCCAATCGGAACCAGTGGTGTTCAAAGATGGCAATGGCAAGAATTGGATCAAGATGGTATCAAAGAAGTTCGTCAATCAGGTTACTTAGGAAACCTTTGGGGAGCATCATTTTTCGAGTCTGATCTAATGAATACCAATAAAGCTTTCGTGCTTTCCGATGCGGAGTTTCTGGGCTGGATGCCCATCAGGAAAGACCTTGAAATTCAAGGTGCTGATGATCCAGATAATCTCAGACTTGGTTTCGTTGCATACGAACTTATTGGTATTGCAATTACCAATGTTAGCTCAGTGGCGAGTATCGAATATGATCCTACTAAATAGTAGTGATAAGTATTTAGTATTAATATTGAGAGGGGGGTCTACGGGCTCCCCCTCCAAGTGATATATGGAGAAAAAATAATGGTTAGAAAATCACCTACAAAAAGTACAAAAAACAAAAGTACTAAAAAGACCGCAACAAAGTCCGAGCCAGTAAAGAAGGCAGTATCCATAGAAACTGATTTTACTGGATCACCTTTAAATAAGGACTTAGACGTAAATACAGATCTTAACACTTCTGAAAATATTGACGAAGCAGAAGATATGGAAGCGATTGAAAGCGAACTCATAGAAGTTCCAGTGGAAGAGCCTGTCATAAAGCCGATGA